TAATCGACCCCTATTGTTCTTTTGTTAGAAACTAATTACATCCAAGCATCTTTGTCATCCTCTTCTTTGAAGGGACTTGCTGCTGCTGTATCAGCTACGATCATCGATGGAGAGTAAACCCCAAACTTAAGATCCTTGCTGTACTCAGCATTGAATGAACCATAATCCTCGTTAAGAGCTTTGATAAACAAGTTATCGTTAGCTGGCTTAAGACGACCGAAGTGACGGTTATAAACTGTCTGATACTTCTCATCTTTAACACCAATCAACACACGAAGTTTGTTAGCAGATAATGCTTTTACATACTCCTTCAACTCTTTAACATCACCTTTAACGATAGAATCGATAGTGTCGAAACTAATCTTACCACCATTAGCTACGTTAGCCCAAGCTTTAGTGAAGTTAATCAATGTGTCTTCTCCAACATAAGCCTTACGACTTGTGTCTGAATTCTTCCACCAGTCATAAGCAGGAACGTCTCCACTCCAAGTCATCTGACCGATGTTGTTAATCCACATTGCCTTATCACCAGCCTTAGAAGTACGAACTTCTGGCTTCATCAAGATGTCGAAACGTACAGTGAAGTTAGGATCATCGTGACGAAGATAAAATACAACCTTGTTGTACTCTTCGTTGTTGATCTCAACACTATAGTTTGGTTCATCTTTAGCATTAATTCCAATGCCTTGGAGTTCTGCTTGAGTAGGGTTAACCGCTACTACACTTACAGGTACGATACCGGTATACAACTGATACCCACCACCTGCTACTACTTCTTCTGAATTGTTTGACTCAATTGCCATTTTTACTTTGAATTTAAATTAACGAAAATATGCTGTATAAACTATGTCCTGTTGCTGACGGAACTCTCAGTTGCTGATAGCTTGCTCAGTTGCTTGATGATCAGCAATAGCTTCCATCAAATCCAATTGATTAGGATCTGAAGTTACATTTGGAACACCAGTAACTGCTGGAGCAGTAATTACAGTGTCGTCAACCAATGTGAAACGTACTGGAATCTTCTTACGAGCACGTAGGCCAGTAAGCTTTGGGTGCTTGAACAACTCAGTAACTTCAGCTTTGGTCAAGCCATACTTAGTTGCAATACCATCACGATCGATACCGTCGTTTAAGTCATTGATGATTCCTGTCACAGTTAAAGTGATTGGTCCTTCAGTTGTTGCACTATTTGCAACAGTTGGTGTTTGTTGAATGTTTGCCTCTATAGACATGTTTCTAGGTTTTAAATTAATCAATATAAATTTTACTCCAGTCAAGCTCGATCTCTTGACCTCTTAAATGCTCACAACGTGAGCCGGCAGTGATATCATCAGATGAATTGAATGAGATCATAGTCTTGTCCTCGTTTCTATACACATAGCCAATGGCATCTGAGTTAGCACAAGCAATACTACGAATCTTACCAGTCAAATCTAAATCTTTAGCTGATACCTCCTTACCTTTCTTCTCGATCTGCTTATCTTTTAAGTGACCGATGTAGATGATGTGGTCAGACAAAGTCTCTAGTCTATCCATCCATTTCTTGATAGCCATTCGTAAATACAAATAGCCGGCACCGTTAGGAAGAGAAAGAACAGACAATCCCTTGTTATCGGTATCGAAGTTCTTACCCATTGGAGTTTGACGATAGAGTTCTTTGGCATCTGCCTCACACCATACTTCTAACTGAGTCAAGGTATCGATAGCAATATATTTGTAAGGCTTTCCAGCTTTCATAATTGCTTTACCAATTTCACCTAACTCTTTTAGATTAGCTGCTTTAACTTTAAGTGCTTCTACCATATCCGACCCTTGCTCCAGGTCTATGATAAGACATCCTTCAAGTTTAGCAAGTGCTGTTGTTTTACCCACCTTGGGTGGTCCGTAGATAATCATGTGTCTCGGACTCTTACGAAGGGCAGCGACCTTCTCTGTTGGTAGTACTAACTCCATTACCTTTTAATAAATCGTTGGTTCCACTTTTTGTAACTAGATACAGGATCTTTGAAATGAGCATTAACTTGTTCTAAAGCTTCTTCTATAGTTGAAAATGCAATTCTTTTACATCCAACTCTTACTGTAGCTCCACAATCTAATACTTCAATAGATACTTCATTAGATCTTAGAATATCTCCTGCACTAGGAACATATTCTTTTTCACTTAATCTTTCGTCATACCCAGCTTCTACCTGAGGCATAGTTACCTCTCTTAACTCTTCTTCGTTCATAACGTTTAATTGTTAAATTATTACTTTACTTTTTAACTCTTTCTGTCAAATTGAATGTTGACAAATCAGCTTCGTAGGGAATCATACCCAATTGACCATCACGATTCTTCTCGATATGACAGGCTAGCAACCCTTCAGGATCTTCTCCACAATAGCTGTCTGTAATACCGTAAAGGTCGAATGGTCTTTGTAGCATCATCACTACGTGAGCATCTTGCCCAATAGAATCACCACCAAATAGGTCTGTAAGTTGTGGTTGATACTGTTGTTTGGCACGATACTCTTGCTCGATATTCCTGTTTAGCTGTGACAACAGGATAGAGATACTACCCATTCGTGCTTGCAACCACATACATGTCTTCGATACTTGATTCAGCTTCTGAAGCTCTGTGTCTTCTGAGCCTAGAATCAATCTCGAATGGTCGTAAAGATTAATGATTGTGTGTTCAGGGTGCTTTTGAAACACCTTGTTGTTAATCTCTTTAATCTTCACCATGTTCTGTGGAATAGAGCAGAAAAAGATAGGATACTTCCTATAGCTGTCTACTGCATCTTCATACTTCTTTAATCCATCATCAGATAACTTTTGGTCGACACTGTATAACTGTGAAAACTGGAGTTGTGCCTTGTTTGATGCAGCTCTCATGATCTGCTGATAGTCAGGCATCTCGAACGTCCAGTACAGAACTATTACTTTCTTGTCTTTGTTGTTATCGAGTATATCGAAAATTAATTGGTTTGAAAATGCAGATTTACCTACACCAGGACGACCGGCAATAACGTACATCTTTCCTTTCTGTAGACCTCCAAGCAAGTTCTTATTCAATCTCGGCCAGCCAGTAGGGAAGACAACTCTAGAGCCACTTTGAGCAGCTTTAATTTCTTGAATTGACTTGTCTACTGATAACGAAATGTGTCTGAACTCCTTTAACGAATCGTCAAAGTTGTCTTGTGATTCTACTTTCTGAGCCTGATGACTCAGTTGTTGATTTTGATTCTCCATCACTTAGATCACTGTACTTCTCCCATGTGTGATTATTAATCCAAGTTTCTAGCTGCTGCATAAATCCTAAGTTATTGCCTCGTTTACGTAATAGGAGCTCTCGTTGCAGACACTCTATAACGTGTTCGTGCTTTTTCTTATTCTTTCCTATGTATTTGAGATAACGGGATTTTGCTTTTGCATTTGCCTTAGAGCTGGGATCTTTAGCTCTAAGTATTCTGACTGCTCCATTTGCAATTACTTTGAGTGGATAGTGAGAAAGGAGGCCGTGCCATATGACATCTTCAGTACTTGAGAATTCGTCGTTAAATTTTTCTCTCAATGTACAATCGTCCTCCTCTCCCAACTTAATCCAACCGTTGGTTTGCAGTTTTTCACGGTCAATAATTAACAATAAGTCACTAGAATCAAGGTCACGATTAAGCATAGATAAGAACAAAAACTCATCAGCTGTAAGACCGTAGTCATACAGCTTCTCTGTATCAATTTCAATGATCATAAAAGTTTCTTTTATACTTTCTATAAGTAATCGTATTCAAATATAAGAAGAAATATCGTCACACCAAACTATATTTGATAAACTTTCGATAGAACTTCTTAACCATTTCTCTTCTTGAGAATCTTTTACGTAGAGTATTACTACTTCCCCAACTTTATCTGGGCTAAGTCGTAGCAATCTACCCACTCTCTGAATCATGGCTAATGCTTTGCTATCAAGGCCACAGATGATTCCAAGCTGTGCATCAGGTATATCGAATCCTTGATTCAATGCCTTTGTAGAACACAGTATTCGTACCTCATTTTCTCTGAAATCCTTGAGAGCTTTGTCCTTCTCTTTCTTACCAAGAGCTGAATGATATCTGGCTGCTTTACAGTCTCCAGCATTCAACTCTGTATACATTTGGTTAGTGAACTCATTAGTTCCGGCAAACGTTAGTATTTTCTTATCTGCTTTAGTCTGAGCTATCATAGCAGTATAAAGAATTTTGTTATGAGCCTTCTGAACTACTTCCTTCCTATCTCGAATAGCTTTGTAGAACAAAGTTGCATTCTTCTTCTGTACAGGGGAAGCATTAGGGTCCTTCAATATTCTACCTGCTTCCTCGAAAGCATTGTACATCCCAAGATGATACTTATAATGAACAAATGCATTATTTGCATTTTTGTAAGCATTTCTCTCTTCTTCTGTCAATGGAACGGGAACACAGTGAATAGTGTAAGGGGCCACTAATCCTTTCTCTACACATTCATCTAGGGTGATGGTATAGACCGTTGGGGCTATCTCATCAAGAACTTCTTCATACTCCTCTTCCTCTGGGGCAGTGGCAGTCATACAAAGAAGTCTTTGGTGGTTATTTTGAAGAAAGACTTCACGATAGATTGGGGACAAACCAAGATGCACCTCATCTGCTACTGTAACAGTGTAGGTTTTATCTCGTAGTTTATGAGCCGATGCATAGCAGAGAATATCTACACTCTCTAACACATCTTCATAACCCCACTTCTTGAACTCTTCTTCAAATTGGTCTTGCAGTTGATTAGTAGGGACTAAGACCAAGCCCTTACCTCCATGTTTACGAAGCATGGCTCCACAAGCAATTACACCGACACGACTCTTTCCGAATCCTGTACCGGCTATAACAGTGCCTACATAGCCTTCATCTTTCCAAGCATTCAATGCTTTCTTTTGCTCCTGATCTTTAATCAATAAGACTTTGCTCTGTACTTGTGACATTATCTTTAGATTTTATGTTAACTAACAAATTACCAAGCATTCCATTGAGAGTTTCTACCTCTTCGTTAAGCTTAATTATTCTCTCTACAATGCTGTCTATCGTGACGCTGTCAATGTGAGGAATGAAATTAGCTCTTGCATAAAGACTAGAAGCTCTCTCGAACCAATCTCTGTAAGTCCTATCTGTAGACATTAGATCGTCGTGAAGTCTGAACATATGCAAGGCAGTAGTTCTATCACGATTAATAGCCTTTCCAATAGCTACATCTCTAAGGTCTGTATGAGAAACAATGAGGTTAGCAACTAAGCAACGTCTGTTAACATGGTCTCTACATCTACTATGAGACAAGAAGTCTTCTCTAGGAATTATAAACAGATGCTCAACTATCTTCAGCATCATCTCCACTATGTCCAGAGGGTCTCGTGACTTCGTAAAGCTTATCGATGAATCCTTGGAAGCCTCTATCATAGCTAAGATTTGTGCTTTCCTTCTTGATGAGTAAATCTGTTTTACTTTGTTCTTTTTCTTGATCATTTGTCATTTGATTTAACTTTAATCTTTTCGTTTGGTAAATAATAGTCACATTCCTTTTTCTCCTCATCCCAAGGAATTTCAGCAAAATAAGATTGCCGATAAGGGTTTGCTTTAGCTGTAAACCTGTAACAGTTAAAAGCAAGAGGGCAATTACCCCCTTTGCATTTTGAAATGTCAGGCATTACTTCCCGTATTTGTCGTTAAACTTTTTCTTATCGAACTTAGGCTTAGTAACCTTGTTCTTAGCACCTTTAGGACGACCAACAGGTTTCTTTGTAGCTATAGCAACTTTAAGATTCATTAAGGCATCAAACTTCTCTTGATAAGCTTCTACATAATAACTTAAAGCTTCGTTCTTAGCTTCAATGACGTCTTCTTGGTACTTAATCTCTCTGATAAGTCTTTGAGTTGCATGAGATGCAGTAAGAACAACAAATAATAGTATTACAACTATTATTGATAAAATTACGATTGTTATAACCATTTTGTTTAATTGTTTAATTGATTAAGTTCTTCTTCTGTTGGGTCTGTTGTAGTACCTACAGTCTCTAAGTCAAACAGCTTCGTTGTATCCTTTTCTGGACAATGAACTGTAATGTTTACTGGTGCCTGCTTACATGAAGCAAACAACAATGCAAGAATGAATAACTTTTTCATCTTTAATTTATGTTATCTAATTCGGGAGACTTAGGCTGCTCCACTTTAAGCCCGTAAGAAAGATTGAACCATGCAAACTCTCGTTCAGCATACTTCATTGGTACTCTCTTTTCTTTCTTGATGTACTTCACAGAGTATTCTCTCCATGCTTCGTACTGCTCTTGTGTCATTGTATACTGTGCATACCAATCGTCTTTACGACCTAGTACATCCTCATACTTAACATCAAGATTAGCATATTCAAACATCTTATCTATAAGATGCTTTACTATTAGTTGTGCTTTCTCTGGATTAATCATCGTTCCAATCTCCTCTATCTTCCCAATAACATGCTCTACATAATCCAATTTGGCCCATCTCATCTAACTTTTCATAAGCTTCATCCCAATCCCCACATTCAGGGTGGTCTGCTAGATATTGATCAGCCAGTTGTCCGATGGCCTCAGACTCACAACTACGACAGTAGTTTTCTGAGTCATCCCATGGTCTGTTAGGGTCATTTGCTGCCCCGGCCGGTAAGTTACTGTTCATCTTCACCTCCATTTATTACTCCGGCAAAGTCAGCAACTTGAATCAGGGTACCAGCTAATTGTTTAGCAAGATTCTTTAATGATTCTGGCCCTAATGAATCTAGCCATTTGTCCTGTGTTGCTTCTGTACAATCTTCAAAACATGTAGGTTTTCGTTTCTCTTCACCTTCAAATGTTTCAAAGATATAGATACCAGATAGGTTTCTTCTTTTACTCATCATTACCTCCTTTGATTTTAGCAATAAAAAATATTATTGAAACAACAAATATTATTAAGCCTAAAAGACTTAGTCCTATTATATCTTTCATATTCCAAATAACTATTTGATTAAAATTTTCCATAATTTTTAGTTTTTAGTTTGTTCATCTCTTATAGGATTAAATAAGTGTTCAAACTCTCCTGCTTGATAAGCTCTAATGAGAGCTGATATCTCAGGCAATTTATAATAATCAGTAGTAGCTAAGAGTCCAGTAAATTCTTCTAATGCTTTAGTGACTTCGGGCATTTGCACACCTTCTACATCCCATAAAGCTGAGAATACTTTACCGTGCTCTTTCAGAATCGTGTCAACAGTTGCTTTCAATAGTTGTTTACTACGTTTAGTATTAAACCATTTGATTTGCTCACACTCATCTGCAGAATAAACAGCAGTCTGTAACCACATTAATAATGTTAGTACTTTAATTTTCTCTTGTTCTTCATTCATGGTTACTTACTCCATACGTTAGTGATTGATGTCTCTGCTTTCAATAATCCGTTCTTGATAACGGTGTTAGCTGCTTTCTCCATTAACTCAGTCATTACTATCTTCCATTCTTCAGCATATTCTCTAGGACAAATCGTGTCTATCTGATCATGAACGGTCATGATTATCTTAACAGGTAAATTGTTCTCTTTAACATGCTTATGAATTAGTACTAATGCAAGCTTGGTCATATCAGCTGAACTACCTTGAATAGGAGTGTTCTTACTAGCTCTCTCAATAGATCCCAGTTCCATAAAGCTATCTCTATCACTGTACATCTTTGGGGTCCAGCTATTGAACCATCTCTTTCTTCTAAACGGAGGGAAAGTCTCAATGTAACCGTGCTTCTTTCCAAACTCACCAAGACCATTTAAGAATGCCTCAATCTTAGGGAAGGCTTTGAAATACTTAGTAATCAATATCTTTGCTTCTTTTACGTCGCAGTTGATTGTCTCAGATAATTTCTTAGGCCCCATTCCATAGGCTAATCCGAAGTTAATCGTCTTAACTTGAGTTCTTAATTTCTTGTGAGCTGAGCAGTTACACTTCTCTTTTCTTAATACGTAATCACAATCAGGGTCAGCAGCCTTGTTCCATACATCTCCAAATACTAATTCTGCACATACAGAGTGCAAGTCTTCATTGTTTTGTAGAGCCTTGAGGAATACAGGGTCCCCGGAGCCGTATGCAATTACATTCAGTTCTTGTGATGAATAATCTGACGATACAAATACATAACCTTCGGGAGCCACAAAGCAATTTCTGTACTCGTTAGTAGCAGGAATTTGTTGCATGTTTGGCTCAGAACTACTAACACGACCTGTGTCCAGGATTTGTGTGAAATTCGTTCTTACTTTCTTGTCAGCACTAAGGAAGGTGTAGAAGTTCTCCCCAAAAGCTGATGATAATTTATCCTTCTCCTTGTACTTGATATACTCATCGATAAGAATATGCTTAAACCTATAAGGTGCAAGCTTCTTACCATTAGCATTCTCAAGCTCAGGGACTAGAGTTCTAAATATCTTCAGCACTTGAGTAGGAGATGACCACTTGACTGTAGAATCTTTTAATTCTTCTACAGGGGTAAACATATCCATCTGCTTCTGTGCTTTGTATCGGCTGAATCTTTCATCAGCAAGCAGAGTCTTATCTAATTCTTTCTCAAGAACAATAGACTGTGCTTTGTTTCTAACAGCAAGTTTCTTCCAAGCTTCTGTATCAAGGATTAATCCTTCGTACTCTATCTCAGAGAAAACTACAACAGCTAAGTTCTCAAGTTTAACT